GTTGCAGGGTTTCTTCTTCGCTGACCTTCGTCCGAAGATTGAGGTAGGCGGTGACGATGAGATAGATGAAGTCACCACTGGGCCAAACGAGTACGTGGCCGGTGAGGACATGGATGATTTTGCTGTCGGCGATCTTGTGTTTGCTTCTGGCTTCACCAATGCCGCGAACAACGGGCTCAAGGAAGTCACGGCGGCATCGGCAACAAACTTGACCGTGGCCGAGACTTTGGTGAACGAAGCCGCTGCTCCGACCGCAGCCAAACTCGTCAAGGTGGGTTTCCAGTTTGACACCACTGATCTCGTGGTTGATATGACCGGCAGTCTGCCGCAGTTGACCACGTCCGCAAAAGACCTGACCGAACTTGGTTTGGTCCCCGGTGAATTCATCTACATCGGTGGCGATTCAGCCGCGTATCAATTCGCCACGAGTGGAATGGGCTTTGCCCGCGTCAGGTCAATCGACACAAATGCAATCGTGATCGACAAGTGCCAGGAAGATTTGGTAGCCGACGTTGGAACCGGCAAGACCGTGCGAATCTTCTTCGGCCGTGTCTTGAAGAACGAGACCGGAACCGACATCGTCAGGCGAACCTACAACCTGGAGCGGAAGCTCGGTGCTCCCGATGACGCAGAGCCCGCAGAGATTCAGTCAGAGTATTTGACTGGTTCCGTGCCGAATGAGATGACCATCAACGTCCCCACCGCTGATAAGGCGATGTTGGATTTGGCGTTCGTCTCAATGGACCATGAGACGAGAACAGGTGTCTTAGGTATCAAGGCGGGTACGCGACTTACTCAGACGGAAGAGTCGGCGTTTAATACGTCTTCCAATGTACCGTTGATTAACCTCGCTATCGTCAGTGACACCGATGAGAATCCAACTCCACTCTTCGCCTTCGCCGAGGAGATGACAGTCGTCATCACCAACAGCGTCTCACCCGATAAGGCAATCGGCGTTCTCGGTGGGTTCGATGCAAGTCACGGCAACTTTGAAGTCACCGGCGACATGAAGGCATACTTCATGGATGTCGGTTCCATCGCGGCCATCAGAGATAATAGCGATGTCACGATGGACATGCACCTCGCCAAAGAGAATGCGGGAATCTCTTTGGACATTCCGCTAATGGCTTTGGGTGATGGTAAGTTGGACGTTGCCCAGAATGAAGCAATTCGTATTCCGATAGGACACGAAGCGGCCATCGGCACCGGAGCCATTACTGGCTTCGACCATACGCTGTTGATGAGTTTCTACGATTATCTGCCCGACGCGGCAGCTACGGCGGTATAAGCAACCAACGGGTCCGAGTCGTCCCTTGGACCCATACTTTTGTTTTTGTACTGGAGACCTGACTATGAGTATGAACGCATTACGCAAGATGTTCGAGACCGACACGAAGGTGGAACGTGAAGGCATCTGGATCGACTATGCCCCCGGTGTCGAGGTAAGAATTGGCCGTGCTGGCGGCAGCAATAAGTATTTTGCCAAGACGATGCAGCGTCTCGCCAAACCTCACCGCAGAGCGATCCAAACCGACTCCGTGGATGAGGAAGTCCTGTTAGACATATTCATCAAGGCATACGCCTTGGCGATCATTGTCGATTGGAAAGGTTTCACCAAAGACCTCATCACGTCCGACGACGCCGACGCCGAGACAGTGCTGGACTTCAATACAGATAATGTCGAAGCTGTCCTGCGGGCACAGCCGAACCTATTCGCCGACATCCAGAAGGCTGCGGACACGATTTCGTATTTCCGTGCTGAGGTCAACGAGGCCGACTCAAAAAACTGATCGACTGCCTACTCTACTACTTGGAGATGGGTAAGGTAGAACAACGGATGATCCGAGAGTGCTATCGTCGCAAGAAGGCACTACCCGACCGCATACAGAATGCTCCAGACCTCTTCCTGGGTCTGGAGCTACATTTCCAGGCGTTCATCGAACTGAACACTTGTCGAAACACTGGCTGGTCAGCCGGCCCAATACCGTCCTGGGCAATTTATGAATTCGCGGATAGAGAAGACCTTAACGAGGATGAGAGCGAGGATTTGCACTATCACATGCGGACGATGGATGGTGAATTTCTGAAATACTCGGCTCGAAAAAACAAAGAAAAGGCTTGATTCCGCCGATAATATCGTGTATAATGAGCTGATATGGCAAGCTTTGGAAGTAGAATGACTAAGATTGGCGACATGTTGCTCGCCAACGTCTCGAAGACAGTTCGTAAAGCTGCTCTGGCAGCTACGAATGAGGTCGTGCTGCGTACTCCGGTCAAGACTGGCAGAGCCAGGATCAATTGGAAACTATCGGTACGTAGACCGAAGACAGGTGTGAAAGAAGGCCCAGGCACTGCCAAGGTTGATACGAATCGGCAGGTTGCATCGGCCGAAGCATTGATAAATGCGTCGAATGCAGTTAAGGGATGGAAAGTAGGAATGGGCACTATCTTCATCGCCAACGCAGTTAGTTACATTGGCGATCTCGATAAAGGGACTTCCGCCCAGGCTCGTGCTGGTATGACTATGTTTGCGGTCGCCTCCGCACGGGCGGTTTTGAGAAAAGGTAGGTTACTCCGTGGCAACTAAAAAAGAACTACTGCTAATTGAAATCCGTGAAGACGGTGCTCGCGTTGTTAAGCGTAACATCTCGGACGTCGGTAAAGCTGGTGACAAGACCACGGATCAGATGGGCAAGTTGAAAACAGTCATTGCCGGAGTCATATCTGCAAAGGTGCTTCGTGACACTGTTATGCTCGCGGATTCCTACGCCAACATGCTTAACCGACTCAGGGTTGTCACGACAGGCACCTGGGAATTGCACGCGGCGATGAGAGCTGTATTCCAGATGAGTCGTGAAACCAGGACAGCTCTGGAAGCGAACATCGACATGTACGCCCGTATTGCACTCAATACAAAGCAGATGGGTTTGAATATGAAAGACGTCGTGCGGTTCGCTACGCAGTTGAACCATGCCATTATTCTCTCCGGTGTCACTGCCCGTGAAGCTCAGTGGGGTATGATTCAGTTCTCTCAGGGTTTGGCAGCGGGTGCCTTGCGTGGTGATGAGCTTCGTGCCGTTATGGAGCAATTGCCAGTTGTGACAGAGACACTTACCCGATACATGGGCATCGGTCGAGGTGAATTAAGGAAGTGGGCGTTCGAGGGACGTGTCACTACCAGAGTCATTATTGACGCATTCAATGATGCAGAAGAGAGCTTGGCCGAAAGATTCGGTAGACGTATCCCGACCGTGGATCAGGCCGTAACCGTCCTCAGCAACTCCATCACCAAGTTCGTCGGTGATTTAGATCAGGCAGTCCAGGGAACAGGTAAATTGGCCGAAGCAATCCTCTGGGCCTCGGACAATATGGCCATCCTTGGAAGATTTGTGCTCCTTACTGGTACTGTTCTTGGTACGATCTTTCTCAAGAATTTGATTGCAATCGTCGCACAGATGCGGCTGTTTAATCTGGCGATGCTTACAGTTAATCCGCTGGCCACTATCTTACTTGTAGCCGGCTCCGCAGCGGTGGTTTTCTCCGACAAGATTAAAATAGCTAAGGACTCCTCGGCTACGCTGAGAGATGTATTCACAGCACTTGGTGAGCGAGCCAAGACTACATATAAAATTCTTCGAGATGGTATTTCAAGTTTAGTTGCAGGCAGGAAGATTCAGGCAGAGTTTGAGACGACGCTTGAAAACGTCTTAATGGACGTCGCCAATTTCGCCGATGTCTTCGCCGGTGTTTTCGTCGGACTCGGTCAAGTCGTTAAGAAAGTCTTCCTCGATATTCCGAACTATGCCAAATTGGCGTGGAATGGAATAATTGACGGCGTTGATTTTGTTGCGTCCGTGATTAGATCCACCTTCACGGCCATTGGTAATATGATCCGTGCCTTCGGATTGCACATTAAAGTGGCTATGGGGGCATTGAACTCGTCAATGCAGCAACTACAGTTAGGTGACACCGAAGCAGCGGCACGCTTTGCCGATCAGGCAGCCTTATCATTTAAGAACGCAGCTAATGCAGGATTCAGAAACTTCTCCGACATCTTTAGAGCTGAGCTTGAAAAAGCTGTAGGCGAGGATAACCTGGCCGGACTCAAGTTTGATGTAGAGAAAACAGGTGAGACCCTGGGCGAAGCATTTTCTCGTGGCTTCAAGATGACTGGCCTCATTACAGAGGGAATGGACTCCTTATTCAAGCGTGCGAAGGAAATTGCGGAGGCAGGCGTAGCCGGTGGTCCCTCCGAAGGGCAGGAAGCCGTGTTCTCTCCGACTCCGGTTCAAAGTCAGTTGCTAAAGGATATGATCGGTGACATCGGTAAAGTAAACAATCAGATGCTGCAACTCCAGGAGTTGTGGGAAGCTATTAACACAAAACAGCCCGGAACCGAGGGCATGGTAGCCACGTTGGATCAAGTGAACCGCAGGATGACAGAGCTTAAAGTGAAGGGCATGGAAGTCAACACCGATGTCATATCGGGCTTTCAGCGTGGCTTCCTCAAGCTTGGTCTTGAGATCAGCAACTTTGCGGATCTGGCTGAGAAGACAATCGTCAACGCTTTCAAAGGCATGGAGGACGCTATGGTGTCCTTCGTTACCTCCGGCAAGGTTAATTTCAAGAGCCTTGTGGATGGAATGCTCGCCGACCTCACCCGACTTCTGGCCCGGCAGGCGATCATGGGATTGCTTACCAGCATGGCTGGATCGGGTGGTGGCGGCGGTGGTATGCTCAGCTCCATAGCCGGTGCATTTGGTGTCACTGCTCCGGGTGGCGGCGGTGGTAATTATGGCCCCACACCGAGCGGTGGAAATATTTCAGGAAGAGCCCTCGGCGGCGGGGTCTCTCCAGGCATGAGCTACATGGTAGGCGAACGTGGCCGGCCAGAACTGTTTACACCAGCTCAGCCTGGGCAGGTTACGCCGGCAGCGGCAGCTCCGGCAGCTCCGGCAGCAGTTGGTGATGTTGCTATTATCAATGCGTTAAGTGAAGAAGAAGTGCTCTCGGCCATAGGCAGTGCAGAGGGAAAGAGAATTATCAGAAATGAGATCCGAATCTACGGTAGTAGTGGGAGAGCATAATGGCGTTTTTCAAAGGACAGGTAACTGACTACCATGACATGCTGGACGTTCTTAAAAATCTGGCAAAGGACGACCACATCTCAGTCGCGGACATCTATGACGGCGGTACTGGATACGCCGTAGAGGATACAATCACGTTAGCCAGTGGAACCAAATACCATGAGCCCGAGCTTGAGGTTCTGAGTATCGGCTCTGGTGACTATGTCACTGTAGCTGCGGTCAATGCTGGTGGTGGCAGCTACAACATCGGCGACTCACTTGTGTTGGCTGCCGGCACCTACAGTGTGGCTCCAGTATTGGAGGTGGCTACGCTTTCAGGAGACGCGGTTGCCACAATCCTCATTAAGAATCCCGGCATCTGTTCTTCACAACCGTCAAACCCGGTAGCTACTACAACGGATGGTGGTGGGTCGGGCTGCACAATTGATCTTACGTTTGCGGCCGGCTCTGGTATCATCACGGCAGTTCATATTGCAGACGCGGGTGTCTATACAGCGACGGCGTCCAATCCGGTTCTGCAAAATACATCCAGCGGCTCTGGCACTGGTGCCAAGTTTGAGGTGACATACGTGGACACGGCCTGGGAGTCAATGATAGATTACACCGCCGACGGAGCGACGGCGGCTGCTATAAGTGCGGCCGGAACAGGCTACGCAGCCGATGACATTGTAACAGTTGTTGGTGGAACCTTTACAGTTGCTGCCACAGTCAAGATTTTAACAGTTGCTGGTGGTGTTCCTCAGACCATTGAGGTTCACACAGAAGTTGGGGACTACTCCAGCACACCATCCAATCCAGCCGCGACGTCGGGCGGTTCAGGCTCGGGTCTCACCCTCACCATGACCTGGGGAGCCCACGCCGAAGAGTTGAAATACTTAATGATCCACAATACCACAAGTGACCAATATATTGGTTGGCGGGCTCATAAAGAAATTGATCCAGAAACAGCCTATAACCTTCAATGTACGGGCTTCTCTGGCTTCAACGCAGTGACTACACCGTGGAACGAACAGCCGGGAGCGACTACTGCGTTGGCAGCTAACCGAGGCACATTTGTCCCGTTGTCGGGTGGCGGAGCACCGGGCACAGTCAATTACTGGATGAACGTTCAGGACACATGTATCGTCTGTATCTGCAAGGTCGGAGCAGTCTATCCAAATATGTATTTGGGGGCTTCCGACACATTCCTCACAGATAGTGAATGGGAATACCCCCAATTGATATTAGGCTGCAACGCAATAGAGCGGGCATACACATACGGCGGATTTGAGTTTTCGGGGATGAATAACCCTGGGGTAGTTGATTTCAGTGCGAGCTACCCAGGACCGGGCTGGCTACGTGAGCCGGGCGGGACGTTAAGACAAGTAGCTAATTGGGAGATATATGCTGGTG